CATAGCTATTGAAGAGTCGGTAGGCGTCAAATGGATGGCCCGTGAACTTCGCCGCGAAATGGATAACATGAAGATTTCCGTTCCGGTTGAATTCATCTCGTTAGGAAAAGGCTCAAAGTTAAGATCAAAGCAATTGAAAGCTAAACCAGTCCTTAGACTGCTTGGCGATGAACGCTTATATTTCTTGAACTCATGTGAAGGTCTGGACGAGATATACAATGAATTGGAAAAGTTCACAGGAACAAGTGACGACAAGCACGATGATATCGTATCTGCCATATCCTTGCTCGTGGAACAATTCATTGGCTATGCAGACGTTTATAAACGAATTAACTCTTATCAGTCAAACTTCGTTGCAGATCAAAAATCTAAAGACATGCATGACCAAATGTACTGCTTAGGGAAGTATGCAAAATACGCACAACAGAGCGATAGTCCGACTACAACATACCAGTTAGAACAATCGGTAGCGTCCTCTCCTATAGCTGATACCTATGTGGACCCTTTATCTGACTTGTTCTGAGGAGGGTTTCATGCGTACACGTTTAAGAACGAGTGACGAGATTAGAAAAGCAGTAATCGCCAGCTTTCAAAGGGACTTTCCCGGAGAGAGCATCAACAGTGTAGTATTCAGTACGTACATTTTGGACGTGTACTGTCGTGCTGTAGAAAACTACGATCTATGCAGACAAATCATCATGAGAGGGGTTGATATTGACCTATAGGAGCTACAATGTTGCTTGAAAATGAAGCGCACAATAAAGTGGAGTTGATTCCCACAGATTACAATTCACAAGGTGATCTGACAAATACTGCCGCTGAAGTTGCGCTTGTAGTAGGTGCAGCCGGTCAAGCCGAAGCATTTATTCAGAATAAGCAATATGCTCTACTATGGCGTGATGCGGATTTGCTTTTTCAAAGTCCGCGCCCAATGTCAGTGTTCGAGAATACATATATCCTAGAACCTAACGTACAGCGTTTCACAGTCGCTAAGGTAGTAAATAGTATTGTTCCTCAATTATACAAGGGTTTGTTCTACCAAGACCCTCCAATGATCCTGCGTCCCCGTCCGGGAACATCACAGAACGTAATAGACGCGAAGACAGCCATGTTTTCTACTCTATTAGATCAATGTGACTTCAAGATGGAAACTAAAATTGGCTTAGAACAAATGGCCCATCTTGGTACAGGTATTTGGAAGTGGGGAATAAAGTACAAGAAGATTATTACTAAGAAGAGAAAAGCAACTGTACATAAACTTTCAGCAGGTCCAGTAGGCGCGGTGGGAACAGCAATGATTCCTACTGAAGACGCGCCAGATATCACTATTTCTACTCGCTACGCGCCTAGACCTTACATCGAAAGCCGTCCAGTAGATAGAGTAATGGTAGACCCTCATACATGCGTGGGTGATATTCGTAGAGCAGATTGGGCAATTGACGTTCGTTTCATGGACTTTTATCAGTTGCAAGATTTGATTAAAGGTATTGCTACTCTTCCTGATGACCATCCTGATAAAGAGGGCTGGACACTTCCTACTGAATCTGAGTTGAAGAGTTGGTTCATGCCTCCTACAGACGCCGGTCAGCTTGGAGAATCTGTAAGTCAGCAAGCAACTTACGTAAAAGGTATCGTACATCACTCAGAGGATATTAACATTCAAGTTAGCCCAGATGTGCTCTTTAAGAAGTTAGAAGTTCTTGAGTACTGGGATAAGCGTAGAAAGATTATTGTTGTCCAGCGTAAGAAGAAAATCTGTGCACAGGACAATCAATTCGGAGTTATCCCCTTCCTTTCAGCTAATTGGTGGAATAGACCAAGAGCATTTTACGGAATGGGACTTGGCCTGATTGTTGGACAGAATCAACGTGTAGATCAGGGAACTATCAACGCAATTCTAAAAATCCTGTCATTCGGTGTCAATCCTATTTATTTGCGTAGACGTGATTCAAACGCGCCTACTCAAATGATTCGCACGGGATTGGGTAAAATCCTGACAGTAGATGGTGAAGTTGATAAGGCTTACAAGTTACTTGAAAGTCCTAAAGTTCCTAATGATATTTGGTCCGCGTTGCAGGAGTCCGAAAAGGCTACGGAAAGTAGCTCAGGAGCCGATAGTCAATTGATTCAAGGCTCATCGGCAGGCCCAAGATCGTCAATGGGGCGCACGGTAACGGGTGCTACCAATCTAGCAGGAGCATCTGCTACACGTCTTGATGGACCACTCGATAACTTTATTGAGCAAGTCTTCAAGCCTTGGCTGTACATTCTGGACATGCTTGTATTCGAATATTTCTCTGACGCAGAGATTTATAGAATCCTAGGCGAAGAGCACGGTAAAGACTTTGAAGTAGACTTGCAAGAATATCATGACGGCGCGATTGAGTTTGAAACTCTAGCCGGGGCATCACTAGCTGCTAAGAGAACTATGAGTCAGTCAATGACTCTTATTACTCAGCTTCTAGAGAATCCTAACATATCTGAATTCCTAGCCGATATCAATGAAGAATACATTGATTGGAAGCGAATCATTAAGATGGAGATGGAAGCTTCAGAATGGAAGGACATTGATGACATCATCAAGCCTATGACGCCTAAGATGATCGAGAAGAGACAACAGCAATCTCAGGCAGCACAGCAACAGTCTAAGCTAGCAACACAACAGGCAGTTAGCGCACAAAATGCACAACAGAAATCAAAGCTACAGGCGGAAGCTACTCAGCAACGCATTCAAGAAAGACT